ACTCGTCGCCGGTGAATTGCAATTGGGCGATGAGATATTCATGCGGATTTTGCGCAAAACGGCGGCGCTCGTCAGTGTCAAGGAAGATATAGTCAACGTACAAAGAGGCAGCCACGAGGGATTGGTTGTAAGCAATGGTTGCCGTAACGGGCGTTCCAATGTTGTATTGGTTAGACGCCGGGTTTCCTGCAGCGTTGTTGCAGCTGAGAGAAGTAACTGCCCACAAGCACTCATCAATCGGGCGAATATCAAGGTTGATTTTCACTTCGTGATACTGGAGAGCGATTAAAGGAAGAGCAAGCCCAGGGTTTCCGCAAAACCAGAATTGCAAAGGAATGTACAAGGTGGTCTCGGGAAGCGCATTTCTGGGCGCACAAACTTGCCGGGGCGCAATAGAGTCGCAAGGTCCGTCAATCTCGGCGAAAGAGGGATCCGTGATGAAGGTAAGTTGGGTCGTGTTACCAATCATCTTAAAGTATCCACGTTGCTGCTCAGCAGTCATGGTAAGCTGATTCCAGATGTGCATCCAATCTCCGTACTGTCTATCAATGCGCTGGCCACCAATCTCAACCTCAACCTGAGCAATAAGCTGCTCTCCGGGGAAGTCAAGCCAACGAGCGTAAACACTGCGAGCCAAGTTGCTGGCAGTCACGGCGTTGCCCATGAGCTGGTTGATCTCCGGCAGGGTGACCTGCAAGTAAGTGCGGTAGCAGAGATCACCGTTTCGGCTAATAGTGCAGGTAACACGACGACCAAAATCAGCCTGGCCGTTGAAAGTTTGCTCAATAGATTCAATTGAGAAGTTAGTATAACGTCGGTAGGTAACCTTCCAGAATGTAATCTGGGGATTACCAGTCAAGTAAACGTCTTGCGCGCCGTCAGTTGGTCCCTAAAGTTTCCCAAAGGGCTGGACTATATCTTAAGGCCCAATATGGACCCCATTCCCGTTTAGTCTCTGAACATTCACCCAAAAGTATTTAATTTGGTGGGTGCTTTGCTGCGGATTATCCAATTCTTAACATTTTTACCATACCCTAAAGCTACCGGGTGTTATCCGGGGCCATCATCATGTTTTCCATCCATTGACAATTTGGTAGTTAAGACTCTAAGGAGTTCCCCGCAATTTGAGAATGTTGCGATTCATTAAGAATCACTAGCCAGTTATATTATTTATACAATTTTAACAAAGGAGGTCTATTAAAATGAACTGTATAAATATCACAATTTACAGTGTTTACCTATCATGGTATTTGTGAAACCACAATAGCACCTGACTGTTTTGCCCTATAGCTCGCTCAAGGCAACCAATTGCATTAAACCACCTCCCATTTTATAATATGCCTAAAGATAAAAATTTTTTGAATTTTAATTTAATTCATTTAATTAAAATTCAATTACTAATTTGCTAACATTTTTATTTAGCTGCATGTCCAATGCGATAATCGCACCAACCCTAATAAACGTGATCATATAAATTATTTTGAAAAAGTATTCCATTTTTATAATAATTATAAGTGGGAATATATCCATTACTCGTTTTACTAAATATTTCAACTCTATATGAGGGATGTTTTATTGATTTTTCTATCGCTTCTTCCTTTGATAAAAAAATAATTATGTCTTCCCATTCACCTCCTTGCAGTAAAACATATACATCATCCATATTCTCTATATCTCAACTACTATTTAAATCCAATTTCCAGATAAATCCTTGATATATTTCATCTGTATTATCACAAATAAGTTGGTTGATCTTTGAATATGACATCTGATACTTTTTCACAATGTCTTTCTTTGAATTATAAACACAAACAATTTGCCTAGATACTGGATCTATTTTTTGGATATGAATTCCACTCGGACTTGCCAATTTATCTGGCAAATTATTTGTTTTCAAATATTCTTGCTGCATTTCTTCTGAACAATCATCAAAAAAATTCCAATAATGCCCCGAACTAAGTGATTGCTGTTTTATGGCTCTCGTAAAACTATTACATTTCATATTTCGCGCAGTTACAGCTTCTTTTTGTGATGCATATACTGCCAAAATTTTAGTCTTGTGCACATCAATCATCGCAATAAATCTAATTTCAGCTGAACTATGCTTTTTCTCAATAGTTGGTTCTAATTGTAGGGGAGGCCCGTCTACCCTATTCACATAAAGCCATCGGAAGTCTTTGTAAATAACATTTTCTGCGGATGCACGCTTTAATGCTGCTTGAGAAACATTAGTAAGGGTTCTCTCTGCTTCTGAAGGAGAATCAAAAATACGAATTGGATTTACAAGATCATCCGGAGAATATTGATATATTTTTGGAACATATATTCCATTTGTTCTTTTTTTAATGTAATTGAGAGAAAAAATTTCAGGCGGAGGGGGTTCTTCTTCCTCTTCCTCATCTGTATCAGATGCATCAGACTCTGACATTGCAACATCTTCTTTTATTGTATTTTGCACAGGTAAAATAACATTTTCTTTGAATTGCAACTGTAACTTTTCCCGTTCAAGTTCAATCAACGCTCGTTTATAGTTATATTTTGCAATTTTTGCTTCATTTGAATAAACATTAACTGACTGAATTTTCTGAATCAACTGCTGTAAATACTGTAGCAACTCATCATTTACTCTATATGTTTCACGAGATTCAGTTCCATCTAGTTTAATAGTTTCATGATATTTTAAATGTTGTACATCATCATGTGAATGCAGTATATTTTCTATTTGTATATAATTTTCACATTGAAACGCATCAATTAATAAAGCTGAATGTGAAATATCGTATGTAGTATTCAAATTTGAAACACGACTTTTAATATCATGTGTTGATCCTATTTTTATAAGAAAATACCCATTGATTGTTTCATCGTCTTTTAATTTACATATGTAAATAATATTTTTCCGATGGTATGCTTTCATTAGGGTTTGATGAAGTCGTAATTCACCTCTTTGTTTTTCTAATTTTTTATCAATTTCATTTTCTTGTTTTAATTTATACATTCCAGTCAAACGAATTTCTTTAATGACATTAATGACCCAGGATTGAAATTTATTTGCTATTGGTTTTCTTGAGCGCATTATAATTTTATACAGACCTATTTCAGTAAGAAAAGATGTCTCTTGGTTTCCACCAAGGGAGGGAATTAAAATCCCTACCTTTTCTTCGCTGCTAAAATCCAATAAATTTTTACGAATTTGTGTTAGGCCTAATATTTCTCCAATATCATTTGCTTTAAACAAAGGATTTTCAACAGTTCCTTGAATATTTACAGTGTATTCATCGCCAAGAAGAGAGAACGCTTTTAAAATGTCCATTATAATTATTAATAGGTCGTTCCTTTTATGTTAATTTTTCAGCAAATATATTAAAATTAGGCAGTCATGTGGATCCTCAGTAAACTGCGAATGGTTAAAGAAAGTAATTAAAAAATATGTTCTCTATATCACAACTATTATTTAAATACAAACAAGCTCTGTAATATTTTCTTCTTTAATTGATTGATATATTTCATAATTATCATTGTAATATATTTGAATTATTTTCACAATAAATGTTTCGTAATCTTTCACTAGTTCCGCGCGAACTGTATTAACTAACAAATCAACCCGAGTTTCTTGAGAGATGTTCAATTGCTTTCCATTGTGACGTACTATATCTGGATTATATCTAATTACAATAACTGATCTACCACCAATTCCATTTATTATTTCATTCAATCGTGCACATTCACAACTATCTTCATAAGTATTATGCTGATTTTCATCAACCTCTACTATAACACAATGTTTACCCAATTCAAAATAAATATCTGGTCGCTTTTTACTGCATCCTTGCAACATTTTACTAGAATTGTATTCAAATTTTGTATGAATTTCTCTCCGTAAATGTTTAACAATTCCCCATTCCTTTTTATTTTGAATTTTCTTGCAGTCTTTACAAACATATGCGGTCTCTTCTTTAATGTCGCAATATTTGCACAGCCTTTTGACAACCATTCCATAGTTTTCACTTGGAATATGTGTATTGCAATACTTTAATGTTTTAATAACATGATCATACTCTTTCTCACAATCTAATACACAACATTTGTTTTCAAGTATAATATTTATCATTTGCAATTGTTTATGATCAAAACAATATTGTGCTCTTTTATCTGGTAATCCAAACAATGCGAGATTTTTGCATTTTGAATGTTGACAAGTTTTCTTCCTAACATCAATCATATTTTCTTTTTTATGCTGAGAGCAATAAATTGCTTTTGTCTCGGTCGGGATATTGAAATTTGGTCTAGATATACATCCAGATTCAATACATCGTTTGCTAACAACATCAATCATATTTTCTTTTTTATGCTCTGCGCAATAAATTGCTTTTGTCTCACTCGGAATATTGGAATTTGGTCTAATCATACAACCAGGTTCAATACATCTTTTGTTTTTAACATCAATCATATTTTCTTTTTTGTGATCTGAGCAATAAAGTGCTTTTGTCTCTGTCAAAATATTGAAATTTGGATGAGTCATGCAACCAGGTTCAATACATCTTTTGTGTTTAACATCAATCATATTTTCTTTTTTATGTTCAGAGCAGTAAATTCCTATTGTCTCTGTCGGAATATTAAAAGTTGGCTTAGTCTTACAACCGGGTT